TTACGTACGCAGTCGTTCCGGCTTCTTCCAGTGGTACGTAATTTTTGCTTTTTCCCTGTACGTCTGCACGCGGCGACGGTAGGCCAGCATTTCAAGAACGCGTATCCGTATGTTGCGCATATCAACGCCATTAAGCTGGATACCATCACGGCGCATCACCTCAGCAACCACACGCGCGTAATTTTCGGCGGTCACGCTGTCCGGCTGCGCGGTCTGTTCGTCAGCCTGCTGGCTGATTCCGGCGACGCGGCGGATTAATCCCAGTAGTTCGGCTTCTGTCATTGTGCCCCCATCGTTCTGATAGTCTGGTGTCGTCGGGTCCTTCCTGGAATTATGGCCCGTTACGGGGCGGCGACCTCGCGGATTTTATCTGTTTATGAAAATTTTCCGGCAAAAGTCAGATCCGTTCTTCTTCTCTGTAACAGACTGTTTAACAATGAAAATATTAAAAAAAGAAAGGATCTGACACGAGGCATTTTAGCCAGAAAATGCCATTATCAGATCCTTTCTCATTTTTGTTCAATAATTGCGCGTCTGTTACTCGCCTTTCTTCTGTAGCAACTTTTCCGGTACGTTTCCGGTTGTTTCTTTCAAGTAATCAGCCAGTATCTGTGGGAGGTTGTCGGCAACTCTGGCACTGGCATTACAGGCTTTAACTACTTCCCTCTTAAGCCCATGCAGCATAGCGGGGGGCATCTGTGGGAAGTTCCTTTGCATAGTAAGCGGGAGGCTGTCCATGATTGAAGAAATCTGACTTGCCAGTTTTGAAAGCACGTATATACAAAACGCTGTATCAATAACGTCGCCGCGTTCGCGCTCGTTTTTAAGCTCCTGCGCCTCTGCCTGTGCTGTCAGCAATCTGATCCTGACTCGTAAGAGTTCACCATCATCAATCTCGCCTTTGTCGTTTGTAACCTGGTCAATTGCATTGCTTACCCGATTGTCTATCACGCTGGCAACATCGTAAAAAGCCTCGCGGCCTTTACGTTCAACGGGAGTCACTCCCCACTTGTCGAACGCTGTCGCACTTACACGGCAGCTTTGCGCCATAGTTTTTTTGTTCATCAGGTGCGATTTCATCAATATCCCCACTTAGTTAAGGTTTCAGGTTGGTGTATTGTTTGCATCTTTCCCTTTTCATTCATAAAGATAGAGCAAACAACAAAACCACCACCACCCCCCTGAAAAGGCTCATAAATAGCGAAAACGCGCGAGGTCGCCGCCCCGTAACGGGTCCATATGCCGGAAAGGACCCGTAAAAAAAAGCCGGATTTCTCCGGCCTTGTCTCAGATGGTTTTCAGTATGCGATCGATGTCGCCGTCATCGCCCGGCTTTCTGCCATCGTATGCCATGCCTGCTGATACGGCTTGCGGGCTGTGCATGTCCATAAAGTTTTCAAAGGCTGCGGTAAGCTCCGGCGCAACCTTCTGACGTTCCTGCTCTATGGTCATGCTAAGGATGCTTTCAGCGGTACCAACATCGATGCAGGGCACGTTTGCCATTGCACGCAACAGCGGCTGATAGTCTTTATGCTCATGAAGCGCCATAATCGCATCAGCGCGCGGCTTGTCCTGCTCTTCCAGTTTGTTTAGTTGATATACGGCCTCATAGGTTGATAAACCTCTGTCAGCCATTGCACGCGCTTCGGCTTTAAATTTACTCGCCAGCGGTAGCGTCATGATGCTTTCATTCGTTGCCATCGTTCCCCCTGCTTATCGGGCCAGCGGCTGAACGGATACGCCAGAACCCGCAAAGGCGGCGCATTTTTTCGCATCGGTGTCGACGCTCTCAGGCCAGTTAACGGCGGCAATATTGAATATCCCCGTCTTGTAGCACTGTGCTGATTTCTGCGTCGACGTGTCCACGGGGTACGAGGTCAGATAAACAGCCTTGCCAGATTCCTGACCATCCCACGGCTTAAACTCGCCATTGTCCACCAGCATCAGCGGGGTAAATTCCTGAATAACGCCAGCATCAGCGGCAAAATGTACCAGCGTCGTTGATACCTGCTGACTGCCTGCAAATAACTCAATGTATGGAGTGTTCATAGAATCCCCCGTTAACCAATTTTGACGGTAACAAATTTGCGAATATCTGCCGGTACCGGCTGCGGTGCGCTGTGTGTCTGCACGTACTCAATCGCCGGATCGCCGTCTTCAATCCAGTTTTTCGGGTAAAACATGTTTTGCGTTGCGCCCGTTCTTACCGCTTCCTGTTCCATAATCGCACCATAGGCCACCAGCCCTTTATTGTTGGTGTTGCCCAGGACCAGCAAATCAGGCTCAAGGAAATATTTTTCTGTGCCGTCGCTGTCAGTGTATTTGCCGGAATAGACGATAAGGGCCAGATCACCAAGATAGCCTTTAAAGCTCACCACTTCGCCTAGGTTTTTACATGCCAGCTCTGCGGCGGATTCTGAACCACGGGAGAGATCGTACAGTTCACGGAATTTTTTAAAGCTGCGTAACATGCGCCATACATCAACGCCCATAATCATGACGTTGGCGGGGCAACCTGCCTGATCTGCGTATAGTTCAATGTCATATATTGGGTCGTGTATGTCTTTATCCTGCTCAGACCATTTTTTACCGTCGGCCTGCTCTATGATGTTTTTTTCCGGTATCTTCCAGTCGATTTCATAGCGTTCTATGCCTTCGCCCTCAATGATGTTTTTTCCGGTCGTTACCGCATTCACCGCCAGCCATTCAACGCGTGCCTTAATGGCGTTTATCTGGCGGCGCATGTTGCCAGTAATCAGGCGCATACGGCGGTAGGTAGGATCGTTAAGCTGTGCCGGATCTTCTCCAGCCATGCGCATTATTGTTTTTAATGGATCGATTTCGTGTTTTGGCTTCATGTAGCCAGGGCGGATAATGCTGGTTTCGTACCCTTTATCGCGCTGAACCTGGCTGCCAACCATAGGCGAACAAAACGCCGACATAGTGACTTCTTCAATATCCAGGTTATCTAACATGATGTCCTGCGTGTTGAATGTCGCCACGTTCGGGAAAAACAGCGCGGTAAACAGCGGACTAAATTTAAATTCCGCAATATCCTCGCGATTCAGGTACGCGAAAAGCTGGTGTGTGTTAAGTGCTATTGCTTTGACTGCCATTATTCGCCCCCATAATTTTTGTGCATCCCAAGCGCCGCAAGTAAATAAGATCGCACAAGTGAACCTATCGACGGCTCCGGCGTCATCAGCGGATCCAGTCCAGCCGCAACGCCAGCCTCATAGTTTTTTTTGTGGCGCTGCTTGAGCACCTCCACGATTTCGGGGCTTATGTACACCGAAACACCGCCTTTTTTCTCTTCAGCCATAGTAAGAAATTCCTCTTCGACTTAAAAAATCATAACTGTATGTTCATCCAGTTATGATTATAATCAGGATTGCATTTTGTGCAATGATATTGAGTTATGTTGCAAATTATGAAATTATCATCCCGATCATGTGTGTCAGCGCACCAAAAAAACCTCATATGCAAAAGCCCGATAAGCCCCCTCTGACCTTATCGGGCTTTTTTTGGGTACAAAAAAGCCGGATTGCTCCGGCTATGTGTGCTGTGTGCTGGCTCAGTCTCTGATCCCTTTCAGAAATTCTATCAATGCATCTATCTGTTCAGGATTTACCGCCAGCATTTCACCGGATAGCGCACATCTGACAAATCCATGCCGATCCTTTTCGATTAGCGCGCCCGTTTCCAGGAATGCGCGGTAATCAGTGATGTTCATCGTCTCCATGTTGTCAGCATGGTATTTATCACGCTGTTTTAATATCTCATCAAATATCATCGGCATTGTTTTTTCCTCTGTTGTGTCTGTTTGTTTCAGATAGTAACTATGCCGGACCGTGACGAAAAGCCGGTAATGCGCCATACCGTTTCAACTGGCGCAAAAAAAGCCGGATTTCTCCGGCTGTGTGATTAGCTGTCCTGGTAATTGCGCCATATTTCATCACCAGCACCATCTATACCCATTTCGGCATAAGTGCGATTGACTGCCTTTCTCAGGTCTCCGAAATTATCAGGCGGCTCCGGTGGCCTCTGTGCCTTCCTGGAACATTCCAGCCGTCGCATCGTGATGTGATGCCGTTCCTTGTCTGTCTCCACCAGCATCATGACTTCACCCCATCGCGCCGCCGCCCTCCGGTAAAATCCTTTCGCTTCGAGTTCTTCCGCTATGCGGTCATGTACCATCGTCACCCCCTCAGAACGGAATATCATCACCGTAAGGGTCATCGCCTCCCGCTGGTGGCTGATTACCCTGTGTGCCTGTGGTTTTGCGTCTGCTGCCGCCTGGTCGCACCGTTTTCGCACTGATTACGCTGTCGGCAATGACCTGATAACCCTGACGCGTCTCCCCGTTCTGTCCGGTCCACTGGCTTACCTGCATCGTGCCGGATACGCTGATTACGTTGCCTTTCTCATGTCCTGCCAGTTGGTCGGCCTGTTTGCCAAATGCCAGGACCGACAGCCATAACGTAGCCTGCCCGTCCTGCGCCTGACTGCATGGCAACGATACCGCCATACGCGCCAGCGTCATCGGTGTGCCCTTGCTGGTCTGTTTTACCTGCGGGTCGTCCACCAGCCGCCCGTAAGCTGCAATTTGTGCTGTCATATTGCCACCTCAGTGAAGCGATCCGGCGTTGTTCTTTTTCATCTCTTCCATCATTTTTTCAGTGAGCATTACGCACTGAAAACCCATGTTTTTGATGTCTACGGGTTTCATGCCTTTGTCAGTGGATATCACAGGCAGAATATCCTGATACACATCGCGGTCAGGGTAACTAAGCACACAAAGCGCCCATGATGCCACAGGTGAGGATCCTTCGTCTGTTTCAACCCACCAGCCTGGTGTAGCTGCGCTTATTTGCAGAATCGTGATCCGTCCGTTGTACTTGTAAAATTTTTCACCAAATTTTGGTTCGCTCATGATTCCACCTCTCCGGTTTTAACGTTGATGGTTGTTACCTGTTCCGCTTCGGCAATCTCCCGTTCTGTCAGCGTGGCAAAGTTTGCAGCTGCCGTTGTCATGAATGCGCTAATCAGTTCGGGATGTGCTTTCGCATATCCTTCCCCCGCGTTGCGGTCGATGATTTTTATCGACACCCTTAACCAATGTTCCGTCAAATCAAGGGCGTGCGATTGTGATTTTTTTATGTGCTTCGCTGTCATAGGCTTTATCTCACAGCAGTAAATTAAAATTTTTGCGTTTTAACCCTTCACCTGTTCACCTTTTGATATTTTATCTTTTAATTCATAATGTTAAGGGGTGAACAGTTTCACAAAAACTATTCACCAACTGTTCACCACTGTTCACCCTTGAAGCTCAATAAACAATCAAAAAGGTGAACAGTGAATAGTTTGGTGAACAGTTCATAAATAACTGTTCACCCTATAATATACTGATATAAAAGATATTTATGACAGGGTGAACAGTGGTGAACAGTTATTCCATAAGTTTAATTTTTGCTATCGTCATTAGTGACCGATACACATGACGGCATCCAGTCTTCTGATTCCTCCGTCAGTGTCACGTTTGAACGCAAACCGTGCTTCGTTTTCCGTTTCATATACTCCCTGCCATATTCCGCCATTGCCCCCGGCATATCTTTACCGAAGCGCGTCAGTGTTACAGGTTTACCGAATCCGTGTGCCCTCATATATGCCAGATAGGCGTGATAAAGATACCTGCGCGGACTGAACGGAATAATTTCGGCATTACCCACTAACAGACCATCACACATTACCGACGACATGAGATAGCCGCAGAAGTCCACCAGCGAATCACCTTCACGCTTTATCGCGAGTGCTTCTTCTGATTTCTGCTGCTCATATAAAAGGCGTCTGGCTTCGTCCTGGTCAGCAAACCGTGTAAGCAGATGACGAATCACTACCGCCAGCTCACCTTCTATTTTTTCCGCCAGCATGGAATCGCGTTCGTTCTCCGGTACAACTTCCGAAAAATTGAATATCACCCGACGGCGCGAGATCCCCCCGCTGCGGTCACTGAATGACATGGCGTTATTGTTAACCGCCAGCACTACTGCCGGAATACGCGTTGAGTAGGGGGCTTTGTGTTTCGGGTCAATTGCCACCTTGTCACCGCCTGTAATGGCCTTAATTCCTGCCCCATCACCAGCGTA